CACTCTCCTCTTCCTTGTTGGGCAACTGGGGCGGTCTTCGGATCGCCCTTTCTTTTTGTTCAGACCTGTTGTATTGTGCCGACATCCCTGACAGCCGCACAATGTGGCTGACACTTGCCACGACAGGAGATCATCATGGCTAATACAACATTCACAGGCCCAGTACGGTCTGAAAATGGCTTTCAAGACATTACGAAAAATACAACAACAGGCGCTGTCACAAGCACAATGACGCTTCAAACATATGAAGCAACCATAACTGTTGCAAATGGCGCAACCACAGGCAAAGAAGCGGCAATTGGAATGCCTTCAAACTTTATTCCAATGGGCGTAACCATTGCAGTCACTACTGCGGCTGCAAATGCAGTTAATCTTCAAGACATTGGTACTGATGCAAATACCGATGGTTTTGTTGACGGCATTAGTGTTGCAGTTAACAGTGTCGGATTTAAAGGATTTTTTGCTTGTAATGGTATTTTAGGTATGTCTGGTGCCACAACTACAGCAGCTTTGGAAACAGCAGATGAAGTTGAACTTGTTGTGTCAGGTGATCCCGGTGGTGATACAGTAATTGTTCTAAAATTCTTTGGAATATCTAGCTCTTCGGATGCATCTTAATTGGTGGGGCTTCGGCCCCATCAACAATTTATAGGAGGGTCATAGATGGCTAACATTACAAGTGTGAAAACGATTACTGAAAACACCAGTGAAGTAGTCATGGCATTCCAATTGCAATATGTTGATACTGGCGATGAAGATGCCGTGAAAAAAGTTGATGTCTCAACTCTGGCAAAAAATGCAAACGGTGCGTCCTGCAATTCGGTAAGTCTTCTGGAGTGCTGGTGGATAATCCAAGGCATGACAGTCATGGTGGAGGCAGACGCAGGCACAGATGTCATTATGATGCATATGGCTGCTGATGATATTGGATACCAAGACTTCAGCAAATTTGGTGGATTGCCATCAACTGTAGAATATGGAAGCACAACTGGTGATGTCCTATTCACAACAACTGGCCTTGGGGCCGCTGGCGATACATATAATATCGTCATGCGGATGAAAAAACATTACGCATAGGATTGCTTCATGGCGACTTCAGATACAGTAGCGTTTCGCCCAGATGTCGAAGAAATCATCGCAGAGGCATTTGAGCGGTGTGGGATCGATCCGCAAACCCAAACAGGTTACAAGGCTGTGTCTGCACGGCGCAGCCTAAACCTGTTGTTTAGTGAGTGGGCCAACAGAGGTATCAATTACTGGGCAGTGGAGCAAAGAACCCTGACGCTGGTAAAAGACCAGACAACGCCGTACACGCTTCCTGCTGGTACTATCGACATTATGGATGCTGTTATTAGAGATAGCGCAGGCACAGACACGTCTGACCAAATCATCAATCGTGTGTCCATTGCGGATTACAACCAATTGCCAAACAAAACATCTTCGGGAAAGCCATCACAGTATATGCTGGATAAGCAATATACGCCGTTGATTTACATATGGCAAATACCAGACGTGACCACATACAGCTTGAATTATTGGTCAGTAAACCAGCTAGATGACATCACGGCCAGCAATCAAGACGCTGACGTTCCATATCGATGGAGCGACTGCATTTGCGCGGGGCTGGCAAGCAAGCTGGCTCTGAAAAATGCTCCAGACAGGTTTCAAGTGTTAAACGAAATCTATGAAAGGGCATTCACGTTTGCGGCAGCGTCAGATAATGATGGCGTAAGTTTGAGGGTTCAGCCAACTGCGCTGAATTTGTATTAATGGCAAAATACGCACGAGGCAAAAAATCTCAAGCGATAAGCGATAGAAGCGGCCTTCGGGTTGCCTATACGCAATTAAAAACGACTTGGGACGGCCTGCGCGTAGCGCCAGAAGATTGGGAACCAAAAAACCCACAATTAACGCCTGCAAAAAATGTTGTTGATGCCACAGCCCTGTTCAATCCACGGCCAGACAATGACCCCGAAAATGTCGAAATATTTATTGGATTTAATTACGATCCGTTTATAGACCCCCGCCAAAGACCGGGCATTGGAGTTCATGGCAAGGGTGGTGTTGGAAAGGTATCAAGATTTGATGTGGAAAACACATCCGTAACTGGCGCTAGTGGAACAGGTGCTGTTGGCACCATTTCACTGCTTATCACTACAGAAATCAGTGTCACAGGATCATCTGGTTCTGGAGAAGTTGCAATAGATGTAGCAGCGGTGCAAACTTTGGCAGTGACAGTGCAAAATGTTGGTGGGGCAAACAAATACTTTATCGCTGGCGTTCAGCAAGACACGCTGGAATTAATGGAAAGCAGAACATATTATTTCGATCAGTCCGACAGCAGCAACAGCGGACACCCATTGCGATTCAGCACCACGCCAAACGGCACACACGGTGGAGGCAGCGAGTACACAACAGGCGTGACAACGTCAGGGACACCGGGGAATGCTGGGGCTTACACCCAGATAGTTGTCGCAAATTCTGCACCGACACTTTACTACTATTGCACCCAGCACTCTGCTATGGGAGGTCAGGCAAATACGCCTGTCTTTGCATCAGTTGTAGTTGAACTAAGCGATAGTGTGACTGGCGCAAGTGGAACAGGTGCTGTTGGAAGCCAAGCAATTGTCGGATCACCAACTGCTACTGGTGTTGGTGGCACAGGTGGCGTTGGAAATGAAAGCATAGATATACTTGGCTGGGGTAACGCTGGCTGGGGAGAAGATGGATGGGGCGAATAACATGAGCTACACAACACTAAAGGCCAACATCCAAGCATTTTTGGAAGATGACTCGACAGAGTTTGTCGCATCAATTGACACGATCATAGCGCAGGCCGAAGAAATGATCTTTCAGCGACTGCCAAATATGCCATGCTTTCGCGCCACATCTAGTGCGGCTAATCTTGTGGCAGGCACGGCGTCATACACAATCCCAACGGCGAGAATGATCCGACAGGTATCAATTACAGACACAAATGTTGTGACGTATCTTGACCACAGGGTTGATTCTTACATCCGAGATTACTGGCCCAATGCAACAACTCAAGGCACCCCACGCATGTACAGCACAGATAGCGCAGGAACGGCTGGGACAGTCATTACATTAGCGCCTACGCCGTCAGCAGCGCTGGCCTATAGCGTGGACTTTATTGCGCCTGAGACGGGCCTCAGTTCGTCTAATGCTAATACATGGATAGACACTAACGCGCCTGCGGTTATGCTTGCTGCGGCTCTGTACGAGGCTTCTGCGTTTTTAAAAGCGCCAGAGACGCTGTCACTATACAAAACGCAATTTGACGAAGCAGTGCAATCTCAGGTACAAGAGATGCAACGCGATTACGCAGCAGAATACAACGGAGGCATATAATGGCTATCACACAAGCGATGTCCACACTTTTTAAAAAAGATGTTCTGTTGGGTGATCATCACCTAGACAGTGACAATATTTACATTGCGCTATACACCAGCAGCGCGACACTGAGCGCGGCAACAGATGGTTACATAACCAGCAATGAAGTTGCCAACGGCAATGGGTACACAACAGGCGGCAATGCTTTGGCAAGTAAGGCAGTGACCGAAAATAGCACAAGCGGTGTTTTTGATGCGGCTGACCCAGAATGGACAAGCGCAACATTCACAGCCCGTGGCGCTTTGATTTACAACAAAACACTGGGTGATGCTTCATCAAACGCAAGAGGCGCAATTGCAATCTTGGACTTTGGTGGTGACTTCTCTGTCTCTGGTGGTACTTTTAAAATTGTATTCCCTGCGGCCACGGCAAGCAATGCGATAATAAGGATAGACTAAAATGGCTTCATCCTATGACAACGACTTACGCCTCAACGAAATGGCGACTGGCGATCAGTCAGGCGCATGGGGAACAGTCACAAACCTAAACTTAGAAATGATTGCGGAGGCGTTCAGCTACGGCACACGCGCTATTGCCAATGCTTCCACAGACAACATAACACTTGCAGATGGGGCATCAGACGCTGACCGCAGCATGTATCTAAAGCTGACTGGTGGTGGTCAGGCTTGCACAGTAACATTTTTACCAGCAACCATCTCAAAGGTCTGGCTGATTGAAAATGCTACAAGCTACACTCTGACATTCACCCAAGGATCAAGTGGTGCAAATGTTGCAGTGCTTGCTGGTCAGGTCAAAATGATAGCCACAGACGGTGGGGGCAGCACAAACGGCGTTGTCTACGATTTATTTACAGATGTAAATTTTGCTGGAACAACCAATCTTGATGCAGTGGATATTGATGGCGCAGTTCAGCTAGACGCTACTTTAACTGTGGGTGTCGATGACACTGGTTATGACGTTAAGTTTTTTGGAGATACTGCCAGTGCTTTTATGCAGTGGGACGCGAGTGCCGACGATTTAATTCTTGGCGGCGCGGCTGGGTTTGTATTGCCTAAAGATAAATTAACCATTGACTCAACAGCGGTTACGACCACTGCGGCTGAATTAAACAAGCTAGATGGCGCAGGAACACTTAAACAAGCAGGTAAAGAAAGCATCTATGTTCCTGCCACTGCTATGTATCCCAGCACGACCAATCCATGTTCTGATCTAACGCAAGTCGAAACAACGGC